CCTTAGACGAGTGTCGAGTATTGTATGAAAATTTTGATGATCTTCCTGAGGAATGTCAACACATTCTAGCTAATATGATGTTTAATATGGGTCGACCTCGGCTTTCTAAATTTGTTGGGATGAAGTCAGGAATCTATGCCCGAGACTGGAATCGTGCTGCCGATGAGATGGTAGATAGCCGTTGGTATGATCAAGTGACTAATCGAGCTAAACGCCTTGTTAAAAGGATGAGGGCGATAGCTGATAATGAATGAACTTTACATCTACGAAAATATGCTTAAGATGATCCGCGAACGGAGAAGTTCAATACAAGAAACCATTTGTTATGGTGCTGTAGGGGACTTTACTGCATTCAAGGAACTCCGAGCTAAACTTGGAGAACTTGCACAAACTGAACAGGATCTTAAAGACCTGCTAAAAAAGGTGTCAGATATAGATGAGTAAAACACTTCTCGTACCAGACTATATTGCAAAGCAAAAAGCTAAAGAAGAAAAAACCCCAGAGACTCCTGCCATTGAAAAACTGCCACAGCCTACAGGTTGGCGTGTTTTGATTTTACCGTTTAAGGGTAAAAAGAAAACAGATGGCGGTGTGATTATACCCGACCAAGCTGTAGAACGTGAAGCACTCGCCACTGTGTGTGGGTTTGTGCTCAGAGTTGGCCCCCTAGCATATAAAGACCCTGAAAAATTTGGTGACCCGTTAGATCCAAATAAAAACTGGAAACCTTGGTGTGAAGAAGGTGACTGGGTGATTTTTGGCAGATACGCAGGGAGCCGTTTTAAAATTGAAGGTGGTGAGGTTCGTCTGCTAAACGATGATGAAATACTCGCAACTATCAACGACCCAGAAGATATTTTGCACGTTTAAACCATGGAGTCAACCATGCCCAAAGAAGCCCAAAACGAATTGTTTGATGAAGATGCAGTTGAAGTTGAGGTAGAGAATGAAGAAAAACCTCAAGAAGAGTCGATAGAAACAGAGGTTGTTGAAGACCCCCTTAAAAATTCTGACGATGAGCTAGAATCTTACAGTGAGGGTGTGCAAAAACGAATTAGTAAACTCACAGCTAAAATGCGGGAAGCTGAAAGACGAGAAAAAGCTGCCCTTGAATATGCTCAGTCTGTTCAACAACAACTTGATGAGTCTTCAAAAAAGACTAACGCATTAGATGAATCTTTTGTTTCTGAGTTTGAAACCCGTGTCAACTACCAAGAACAATCTTTGCGTAATACTTTGCGGGAAGCGATTGATCGTGGGGATGTAGATGGTCAAGTTGAAGCACAGACTGCGTTAGCAAAGTTAGCTCAAGATAATGAAAGATTAGCGTATGTTAAACGACAGCGTGAAAATCAAACTCAACAAGTTACGCAGCAGCCAGAGCCTCCTCAACCCCAAGCACCTGCTCAGGTTGATCCTAAAGCACAGGCATGGGCTGATAAAAATGAGTGGTTTGGTTCAGATGAGCCGATGACTCTTACTGCTTTTAGCATACACAAAAGTTTAGTTGAGTCTGAAGGTTTTGACCCGCAGAGTGATGATTACTATCAAGAGCTTGACACAAGAATTCGTTCGGAGTTTCCGCATAAGTTTGAGGTCAAACAAACTAGAAGTTCTGGGCCTGTTGTGGCAGGGGCGAATAGGAATACTCAGAAGTCTAATAAAAAATCTGTAAAACTAACAGAATCTCAAGTTGCAATCGCTCGTAAACTTGGTATAACTAATGAACAATATGCACGACAGCTTTTGCGTCTGCAAGAATCGTGAGGAAGGTAATGACCGAAAGAACCCCACGCAACTCCCAAACTAGGGAAAAAACTAGCCGCGCTACACCGTGGCGTCCACCGTCTCAATTAGACGCTCCAGATCCTCCAGAGGGATTTGTTCATCGTTGGATCCGTGAATCTGTCATGGGTTATGATGATAAGAAAAACTTATCTGCTCGCCTACGCGAAGGCTTTGATCTTGTTCGCGCCGAAGAG